GAATAGTGTTGATCCATCAATCCCAAGACACATCATCGTTGGACCAAAACAAATCACTGATTTGTTAGGAACAACTGAGGTTACTTCATCTGACTTCAACACTGTTAAAGCGTTGGCGAATGGTGAGATCAACCAGTTTCTTGGTTTTAACTTCATTGTATCAAACAGACTATCTTTAGACGGAACTACTAGATCGTGCATAGCTTATGCTCAAGACGGAATTGCTTTGGGTGTAGGTAAAGATGTAACAGCTAGAATAGACGAGAGAGCTGACAAAGGTTATGCTACTCAAGTTTACTACTGTGCTTCTTTCGGTGCAACTAGAATGGAAGAAGATAAAGTTGTTGAAGTACAATGTACTGAATCGTAATAGGAGGACTAAAAAGTTATGGGTACTAAAAATACAGATCTAGTAGCAAACTTTGAGGCATCTCCTCAAGTTGCTAATAACTCAGCTGAACTTCATGGCGTTCTAAGAACTGCTCATGGAACAGTTGAACTTGCTGCAGGTGATAGTGATAATGACGACATTGTTATGTTAGCACCGATTCCATCAAATGCTGCTGTTCCAAGTTTATTTATTGGATCAGACACATTAGGTGGTTCGTGTACTTTCAATGTTGGAATTTACAAAACTGATGGCACAGTTAAAGATGAAGATGTTTTTGCAACTGCGGTAGCTGATGCTGCTGCAATGGCAGACGTTAGATTTGAAGCTGCTGACATCGACACTGCTGGTAAGAAAATGTATGAATTAGCTGGAGACACTACAGATCCAGGTGGTTACTACTACATCGCTGCTACAATGGCAGCTGCTGGTGGTACTGCTGGAACTATGTCTTGGAATATTACATACGTTGTAAACTAATCATAGTTTGAGGTGGGGGAGCAATCCCCCATCTTGCATATGAAACAAATAAAAGATTTAAAAACAGTTTTACATTTTAAAAAAGGGAACTATGTATATCGTTATGTTCTTGTTGATCGTTTTAAGTATGGTCCTAAATATCACTATGGATTTGATGTAAAAGAACAACGAATGGAAGAAGAAATCCATGCCTTAGAAAAAGATAGACAGATAAGGCGAAAATATATTATAAGGAAGTAATATGGCATCAGTAGTAGATATTTGTAATGGAGCATTGAACCAACTTGGTGCATCCACAATCCTAACTTTGACAGAAGATTCTAAGAACGCAAGACTTTGCAATGCTAGATACACACAAGTAAGAGATAGTGTATTTAGATCTCATCCATGGAACTGTTTACAAAAAAGAGTTCAACTTGCTGCAGACACAGATACTCCTGCATGGGGATTTACAAAACAATATACGTTACCTTCAGATTGTTTAAGAGTTTTAACAATACTTGATTATGATGCAGATTATAAAATAGAAGGTAGAAAAATTTTAACTGATAATTCTACCATGAAAATACTTTACATTTCAAGAGAAGAAGATCCTAATCAATATGATGAATTATTAAGAGAAACTTTATCAGCTTCACTTGCTGCTGATATTGCTTATGCAGTAACATCTTCTAATCCAACTGCTACAAATATGTTCAATCTATTTCAAAGTAAACTAAAAGAAGCTAGATTTGTAGATTCAACAGAAGGTCAAAACTTATCTCCAGATAAAGGAATGGCAGATGTTATTGGTGCAGATACATTTATAAACTCGAGGTTCTAGTAATGGCTAGAGTAGCTGTTCAATTAACAAACTTCACAGGTGGTGAACTATCACCAAGACTTGATGGTCGTAATGATTTAGCTAAATATCCTACAGGATTAAAAACATTAGAAAACTTTGTAGTATTTCCACATGGTAGTGCTGCAAGAAGAAGTGGTACTCAGTTTGTTGCAGAAGTAAAAAATAGTTCAGCTAAAACAAGATTGATTCCTTTTGAATTTTCTACAACACAAACTTACATGATGGAGTTTGGAAATCAGTACATAAGATTCTATAAAGACAATGGTCAAATATTAGAATCAAATGTTACAATCAGTGGAGCAACACAAGCTAATCCAGTTGTAGTTACTGCAACAGGTCATAGTTATAGTAATGGTGATGAGATTAGTATTACTAGCGTTGCAGGTATGACAGAACTAAATAATAAAAGATATTTAGTTGCAAACAAAACAACCAATACATTTGAGATTACAGATATTGATGGAACAAATATAAATGGTACAGGATTTACTGCTTATGCTTCTGGCGGTGTAGCAAATAGAGTTTATGAAATAGCAACTCCATACTTAACAGCAGAGTTATTTGATCTTAAATTTGCACAATCTGCTGACGTTATGTACATCACACATCCAAATCATGAAGTAGAAAAGCTGTCAAGATCTGGTCATACATCTTGGACTCTAACAGATGTAGACTTTACTGATGGTCCATACCTAGATGATAACATTACAACAACAACATTAAATCCAGGATCACATACTGTTGGAACAGGTGTGGCAGTTGTAGCTTCTGCGGTTACAGGTATTAATGGAGATACAGGATTTCAAGCAACAGATGTTGGAAGATTAATTAGATTTAGAGATGGTTACATGAAAGTAACTGCTAGAGCTGATACAACAAATATTACAGTAGAGATTATAGAAGATTTAGGTTCATCAACTGCTTCTACTGATTTTGCTTTAGGTGCATTCTCAGATACCACAGGTCATCCTTCTTGCGTAACCTTCTTTGAACAACGATTAGTTTTTGCTGCAACACTTAATAATCCGCAAACAATTTATTTTTCAAAGTCTGGTGATTATGAAAATATGAATGAAAACAGAGGTGGTACTGTAGCAGACGATGATGCTATCATTTACACAATCGCATCAAACCAGGTAAACGCAATCCGTTTTATGACAGCAACAAGAACTTTAATTATTGGAACAGCTGGTGGTGAGTTTGCAGTTAGTGGAGGTGGTACAGATGTTGCAATCACGCCTACAAATATTCTAATTAAAAAACAATCCAACCATGGTGCTGCAAACGTAGATGCTATTCCTGCCGGGAACGCCACACTATTTTTGCAAAGAGCAAAAAGAAAACTAAGAGAACTTGCTTACAACTTTGATGTAGATGGTTATGTATCTCCAGATTTAACTATCCTTGCCGAACATATTACCGAAGGTGGGTTGACACAAATATCTTATCAACAAGAACCTAATCAAATTATTTGGGGTACAAGAGATGATGGACAACTTGTTGGACTTACTTATCAAAGAGAACAACAAGTAGTTGCTTGGCACAGACATAAGTTTGGCGGAACATTTGGATCTGGAGCTAGTGCTACAGGTTTTGGTGTTTGTGAAAGTGTTGCAACAATACCTACGGATGATTCTGAATATCAAACTTATGTGATTGTAAAAAGAACAATCAATAGTGTAACTAGAAGATATGTAGAATATATTAACAATTATGATTTTGATGAAACAGATGACACAACATTTAATTTTTTAGATTCACAATTAGAATATAGTGGTAGTGCAGCAACAACTATTTCTGGATTAGATCACCTTGAAGGACAAACAGTTTCTATATTAGCTGATGGATCTACCCACCCAGATAAAACTGTTACTTCTGGTAGTATAACTTTAGATCGATCTGCAACTAAAGTTAAAGTTGGATTAAGCTATACATCGTTATTACAAACAATGAGATTAGATGCTGGTTCTCAAGATGGCACATCTCAAGGTAAAACTAAAAGAATATTTGATATTACAATAAGACTCTATGAATCTATTGGTGTGGAGGTTGGACCAGACTTATCTAACATGGAACGTATTCCATTTAGATCTTCTGCTGACGCTATGGATAGTGGATTAGGAGTCTTTACAGGAGACAAAGAAGTGGAGTTTAGAGGTAATTATGAGACAGATGGGTTTATCTTTGTAAGGCAAACTCAACCTTTACCTTTAACGATTTTATCGTTATACCCTAGACTTCAGACAAATGATGGATAATATACTAAATGTAGTGCCTTATGAAGCAGAGCATGGCAGATATATACTATCTAATCAAATGAATCATCCTTTAATGGATGAGGATGCAAAGTTTGATGGAGATGCAATGAATTTGGAACAAAGAGGATTGGCTTATACTTGTATGATTAATAATGAACCTGTCGCTGCTGCTGGCATGAAAATGATTTGGAGTGGTGTTGCAGAGGGTTGGGTTATTGCAACTAATAAGATTTGGGATCATCCTTTACTTGTTGCCAAAGCAATCAAAAAAAATTTTGCACGACTAGCTAAAGAAAATAATATCAAAAGAGTTCAAACTGCTGTAAGACAAGATTATCACACAGGCATTAAATTTGCTGAGTGGTTAGGATTGGAGAATGAAGGCTTAATGAGAAACTTTGGATTTGATGGTTCACATCAATATAGATATGCGAGGATATTTTAATGGGTTGGGTAGCACCAGTAGCATCAGCAGTTACAGCAGTTACGGCAGTAGCCGCAGCAGAAAATGCTAGTGCTGCAGGTAAATTTAATGAAGATGTAGCAAATAGAAATGCTACAATAAAAGAAAATGAAGCTGTCATTGTTGAACAGAATAAAGAATTAGCTT